ACAGATGCAGGCGCGGCGACCGGAGCTGCTGCCGCTTCAGCGGAGCCCGCGACCGAGGCAGCCGTCACAGGCTGGCAGGCGGTCACGGCGGCGCTGTCGGATTACGCCAGCAAGGCGCGCGAGATCGGCGGCGATATCGGCCAGAGCCTCGTCGGCGCCTTCCAGTCGGCCGAGAACGCGGTGGGGCAGTTCGTGAGGACCGGCAAGCTGAACTTCCGCGACCTCGTCACCTCGCTGCTGGCCGATCTCGCCCAGCTCGCGGCGCGCCGGTTCATCCTCGGGCCGATCGCGAACGCGCTCTCCGGCGTGTTCTCCGGCGCGGGCGGCATATTCGCCAACGTCCTGCATGCGGGCGGGATGGTGGGGTCCGCGGGGCCCTCGCGCATGGTCCCGGCCATGGCCTTCGCCGCCGCGCCCCGGATGCATGGCGGCGGCATGGCTGGACTTCGCCACGATGAGGTGCCCGCGATCCTGCAGCGCGGCGAGCGCGTGCTGTCACGTCGTGAGGCGCAAGGCTACGGCGCAGGCGGCGGGGTCAACGTCACGATCATGGCTCGCGATGCCGAGAGCTTCCGGCAATCGAGGACGCAAGTGGCCGCCGACATCGCCCGCGCGGTCTCACTCGGGCGCAGGGGCATGTGAGCCATGGCCTTCCACGAGGTGCGCTTCCCCGACACGATCAGCCGCGGCGCGCGGGGCGGGCCGGAGCGGCGCACGCAAGTGGTCGAGCTGGCCTCGGGCGACGAGGAGCGTAACGCCAGCTGGGCCAACTCGCGCCGCCGCTACGACGTGGCCTACGGCATCCGCCGTGCCGACGATCTGGCCGCCGTCGTTGCCTTCTTCGAGGCGCGCAATGGTCGGCTCCACGGCTTCCGCTTCAAGGATTGGGGCGATTACAAATCCAGCCTGCCCTCGCAGCCGGTCGCCCCGACCGATCAACCCATCGGCACCGGCGACGGGGCGGTCACCACCTTCGCGCTGCTCAAGCACTACACCTCCGGCGCGCAGAGCTGGACCCGCGCCATTGCCAAGCCCGTGCCAGGCAGCATCCGCCTGGCCCTGAACGGGGTCGAGCAGATGACAGGCTGGACGGTCGACACGACCACGGGCGTCGTGAGTTTCGACGCCGCCCCGCCAGCGGGCACCTCTGTCACCGCAGGCTTTGCCTTCGACGTGCCGGTCCGGTTCGACACCGACGCGCTCGACGTCACCCTCGATCTGGAACGGCTCGGTTCGATCACCTCCATCCCGATGCTGGAGATCCGCAGATGAACGACGAGACCGGCTTTCTGGCCGCCGTGCTGCGCGAGCTTTCCGCCTCGACGGCCGTGATCCTGGCCGCGTGGGGCGCGCTCGGCGGGACCACCAATGCGCTGACCACGCGGATGCGCCTGCGCGACGCCCTGCGCCACATCCTCTTGGGCGGGCTGATCGCCGCCGGGATGGGGAGTCTCTCCATGGCCGTCATCACCAGCTGGCTCGGCTTGCGCCCCGAGGCGATCCCGGCGGGCGGAGCCGCGGGGTCCGCCGCCTATCTCGTCGGCGTCTTCGGTCCTGCCGTGATCGAGCTGGTGCTGGCGCGGCTGCGCCCCGCGAAGGGAGGCGACGGCGATGAATGAGCTTCTCCGCCTCGCGCGCGCTCTGCGCTGCGATCCCGCCAATTCCTGGCAGGCTTTCGCCCACCGACTGCGCGTCGGCCTGATGGTCGCCGCGCTGATCCTGATCCTCTCGCTTCTGGAGTAATCCCATGCAGATGACAGAGCGGGGTCTCATGGCCCTGGCCCGGCACGAGGGGCTTGTGCCCGCGCCTTATCGCGATTCCACCGGCACCTGGACTTTTGGCATCGGCCACACGGCGGCGGCCGGGCCGCCCGATCCGGTGGAGATGCCGCGCGGCATGCCCGCCGATCCGGACGATGGCATCCGCGCAGCGTTCCGGGTGTTTCGCAGCGATCTGGCTGCTTACGAGGCCGCCGTCCTGCGCGCCGTGACCGTGCCTCTCAAACCGCACGAGGTCGATGCGCTGGTCTCTTTCCACTACAACACCGGCGGCATCGCCCGCGCGGCTCTGACCCGGCACCTGAACGCCGGCGACCGCGAGGCTGCAGCTCAGGCATTTATGAACTGGCGGCGGCCGGCCGAGATCATCCCCCGGCGCGAGGCAGAGCGGGATCTCTTCCGCCATGGCCGCTATCCCGGCGGTACGATCCCGGTCTGGTCCGTGGACCGCGCGGGCCGCGTGGACTTCTCGCGGCCGATCCGGCGGCTGGCAGAGAGCGAAGCTCTGGCGCTCCTGCAACCCGCCAAGCCCGATGCCCCAGTCACCCCCACGCCGACCGGCTGGCTCGCCTGGCTGGCCGTCTTCTTCGCCACCCTGATCCGGAGGGCCTGATCCCCATGCGCTACGTTCGTCCCAACTCCTTGACCTGGTGGGCAGGGCTTCTCGCTCTGCTGACCGGCATCGCGTCCATCGCGCTGCCCGCCACCGGGCCGCTGGGGGAACTGTCCCGGCTCGTCGCGCTGCTCGCCGGCTCTGGCGATGCCTCGCCTGCGGGGCTGATGTTCCTCGGTCTCGGCCTGATCGGTCTGCGCGACCGGATCGAGCGCGGGTTCCGCGGCGATGCTTGAGTTCCTCGCAGGCTTGGTCATGGGCGGCTGCCTCGGCGTCTTCGTCGCCGCCCTCTGCGTCGCCGCCGCACGCGGGGAGCGCGACGATGGCTGAGTTCCTGATCTGGCTGATCGCGGCTCTGGGCGCGGTCGGGGGCGTCGTCCTCGGACGGGTCTGGGGACGCGCGGAAGGAAAGCACACAGGCAAACGGGAGGCGGAACGCGATGCGATGGAAGACAGGAACGAGCGCGTCGAACGCGGGCGCGACGCGGTTCGCGATGGCCGCGGCGCTGGCGATCCTGCTGACCGGCTGCGCCGCAACGATGGGGACTGGTGACGCGGGCTGCGCCTCCTATGCCGAGGCGAGGCTCGCCCGGCCGGCTGCCGAGACCGTCGCGGAGGTTCCGCCGGACTGGGCGGACTGGATCGCCGATCTCGACGACCGCATGACGGGAACCTGCCGATGAAATCCCTCTCGACCGCCCTGCAGGCCCATCTCGACGAGGGGACGACTACTCTCGCCTGGTGCTGGCGGATCGCCCGCGCCGACGGCGTGAGCTTCGGCTTCACCGATCACGACCGGACGCTCAGATTCGATGGCACCGACTTCGAGCCCGAGAGCGGGCTCACCGCGTCAGAGGTCCGTTCCGGCTCGGACCTCTCGGTCGATGCGCAGGACGCGGAAGGCGTGCTGACCTCCGACCGGATCACCGAGACCGACATCCGCGACGGCCGCTGGGACAACGCCGAGGTCGAGGTCTGGCGGGTGAACTGGGCCGACACTGGCCAGCGCGTGCTGATGCGGCGCGGCGCCATCGGCCAGATCCGGCGCGGGCGGCTGGCCTTCGTCGCCGAAGTTCGCTCGCTCGCCCACGTCCTCGGCCAGACCGTGGGGCGGACCTTCCAGGCGACCTGCGACGCCGCGCTCGGCGATGGGCGCTGCGGCGTCGATCTCGAGGACCCGGCCTACAAGGGCACGGGCGCCGTCATCGATCTCTTGCGCGACCGGGCCTTCACCGCTTCGGGCCTAGGCGGGTTCGAGGCCGGCTGGTTCACCTTCGGGACCATCGAATGGACCAGCGGCTCCAACGCGGGGCGTCAGGCCGAGGTGCTGGGCCATGACGTGACGGACGGCGTCGCCATCCTGACCCTGCTCGAAGCGCCGGTGCGCGCGATCGCCGAGAGCGACGCCTTCACCATCCGCGCCGGTTGCGACAAGCGCATGGAGACCTGCGGGGCGAAGTTCGCGAACACAGCCAACTTCCGCGGCTTCCCGCACATCCCCGGGCAAGACACGATCCTGCGCTACGCGACGAAGGATGGCGGCCATGACGGGGGCGTGCTGTGATGCAACCTCTCGCATCAGCCGACCCCGCGCGTGTCGTCGCCGTCGCAAGCTCCTGGCTCGGCACGCCCTACCACGACCAGGCCAGCCTGCGCGGCGTTGGCTGCGACTGCCTCGGATTGGCCCGGGGCGTCTGGCGCGAAGTCGTGGGCCCCGAGCCGTTCCCGATCCCGCCCTACAGCCGGGACTGGGGCGAAACCGGCCCGCGCGAGGTCCTCGCCGAGGGCGCGCGGCGCATTATGCCCGAGATCTCTCCGGCCGATGCCGGTCCCGGCGCGCTGGTCCTCTTCCGCATGAGGCCCCGCGCCATCGCCAAGCATGTCGGGATTCTGACCGGCCCCGACAGCTTCCTCCATGCCTACGAGCGGCTCGGCGTGATCGAGGAACCGCTCACCTCATCCTGGCGGCGGCGCATCGCCTTCGCCTTCCTGTTCCCGCAACGCTGAGACCCCGACATGGCCACCCTCGTTCTCGGCGCAGCCGGTGCCGCCATTGGCGGCAGCATCGGCGGCGCGATCCTCGGCGTCAGCGCCGCGACCATCGGCGGCTTCATCGGCTCCACCATCGGCTCGGTCGTCGACAGCTGGATCATCTCGTCGCTGGCGCCCACCCAGCGCATCGAGGGAGCGCGGCTCGACACGCTGCGCATCACCTCGGCCACCGAGGGTGCGGTCATCCCGCGGCTCTACGGCCGGATGCGCATGGGCGGCAACATCATCTGGGCGACGGATTTCCGCGAGGAGACGAAGACCACCACCCAAGGCGGCGGCAAGGGCGGCGGCGGCGGCAAGGTCAAGACGACCGAGTATCTGTACTATGCGAGCTTTGCGGTCGCATTGTGCGAGGGCCCGATCACCGGCATCGGCCGCATCTGGGCGGACGGCAAGCCGATGGACCTCTCCGGCGTCACCTGGCGCTGGTATCCGGGTGACGAGACGCAGACGGCGGACCCGTTCATTGCCGCGAAGATGGGCGCGGCGAACACGCCCGCCTATCGCGGCACCGCCTATGTCGTCTTCGAGGAACTGGCGCTCTCGACCTATGGCAACCGCCTGCCGCAGCTCTCCTTCGAGGTGTTCCGCCCGCTCGCGGATCCCGACACGGCCGAGGGGCTGACCCGCGCCGTCACCATGATCCCGGCCTCGGGCGAGTTCACCTACGCGACACAGGCCATCCGCAAGACCGATGGCGGCGCGACGGTGCCAGAGAACCTGAACGCGCTGGCCGACTCCACCGACATGGTGGAAGCGCTCGACCGGCTGCAGGCGATGGCCCCGGCGGTCGAGAGCGTCAGCCTCGTCGTCGCGTGGTTCGGCGACGACCTGCGCGCGGGATCGTGCAAGG